GCGATGTCGGTGGTCTGTCCAGCGGTCAGGTCCTCGCCTGAGCCGCCTCCGCCGCCACCGCCACCGCGGCCTCGGCGACCACCGCCGCCACCACCGCCGTCGAAGCCACCGCCGCCGCCTCCGCCGCCGCTCCTGTTCTTGGCGTCGAGTTCGGCTTGCATGGCGCGGTTCATCTCCTCGCCCGCGGCGAGCTGGCGTCCCTGATCGAACTGCATGTTGTTGCGGGAGATCGCAGCGTCACCGAGCTGGCCTGGCAGACCGCTCTGGCCCGCCATGCGGTTCGACCACTGCGACTGAAGCGTGCCCGTCAGGTCACGCTGGTTCTGAGCCTGCTGCTGGAGGACCGCGAGGCCAGGGTTCACGCCCGCGCCAGGCACCTGCTCCCACTGGCCGAGCGCGTTCTGATACGCCGCGTCGATGCCCTGCTGGTACTGGTCGCCCGTGGCGCCGACAGCGTCCGTCCCCGCCTGCGTGTCCCAGGGAAGCTGGTTTGCGAGGCCCTGCGCGCTGGCCGCGCTCTGCCAGTTGGAGCCCGTCTGGAGCTGGTTGAGCTGTTCGAGGAAGGCCGTGATGTCGGGTATGAGCGCTGCCATGATCTACTTCCCCGCCAGCGCTTCGCGCAGCGCCATCGCCTGCCACGCCTGGTCTTGGACCTTCCCCTGAAGCTCCATCGCGCCCCACGCGTCCTTGGTGTCCTGCTCCTGCTGCGCAGCGGTCTGCTGCGAACCGAGGTCCCACATGGCCGTGTAGTACGCCTGGTCGGCGAGCTGCTGGTCGAGGGCGAGCGAGCCGAGGTCGGTCTGATAGCCGAGGTTCAGCTGGTTGAGCGACGACTGATAGCCGAAGCGGGCCTGCTCCTCGGAGCCGCTCCGCTCCTGCGCGTACTTGTTCAGCGCATCCGTGTAGATGCCGCTGTTCAGCAGGCCCTTCCCAGCGAAGCCGCCAGGCAGCTTCTCTCGGGTGGCGTCCCACTTCCGCGCGAGATCGCCCCAATCCAGGCCGAACTTCTGCTCCAGCTGGCCCGTGTCCAGCTCGTACTTGGACGTGGTCGCGCCCTGCTTGAACTGGTTTTGGGCCTTGTTCGACTCGTAGCCCGTCTGCGCCTGGAGGCGCCGCGAGGCGAACTCGGCCAGTGAGGAAGGTGAAAGTGCTCCCATTGATCTCTACTAGGTAGGGGCCTTTGTCCCGCCGCTAGGTGGGGATGGCCTGGACGATGAGGTCGCGCCCAGCGAAACCTGTGGTCGTGTCGGCGGAATACTTGGCGGTGAAAATGTTGCTGCCTGCCGTCAGCCCTGTGAACAAGAAGTACCGCGAGATCGTGAAGAAGCTGGTTCCTACCGTGTCGGCAACCGCCGCCGAGGCGGTCGCCGCGGCGATGGTCGACGCCCCCGAAACAGCCACGCCCATGCGCGCTCCGAAGCCGTCGACGTCGCCATCACAGGTGGCGTGAAGGCTCAGCAGAACACTCGTGCCCGTGTCGATCGTCACGGTCGGGCCAACCGTCGTGAGGTCGCCGTAGGCCGCGTTGTTGCGCGTCTGCCTCGTGTCGACTCGGGCACCCTGCGGCGTGAGCGTGATCCACTTCGAGTGGGTCGGGCTCCATATCTTGTCGAGCTTGTTCGTGGTGTCGAACCACCGCTTCCAAGGCGGCAGGTTGACGGCGGCGCCGCCCGCCGCCGTAACGGGCGAGTTCGGCCCCACGTGGATGATCGAGGCCGAGTGCGAGATCGACTCCAGCGCGCGCCTGATGTACTCGTCGTCGAGCCCGCGCACCTGCGGGCCAGGCGTCGGGTCGACCCAGGTCACGTCTTGACGATCCAGTTGGTGAGCACGTACGGCTGCATGGTGTTGTGCGCGGTGCCGCTACCTGCGGACGTCATGCTCGCGGGCGAGGCGAAGGCGTTACCGCCGAAGCCTGGCGTGTCGATGACGCTTGGACCACTACCGAAGGTCGCGTACCAAAGATCGAAACCACCCGTGGGGCCGTGGGTGTGGGCAGCCAGCTCCGCCGTGGTCAGCGTGTGCTTCTCCTCACCGCCCGAGCCGCCGAGCGTGTTGGCAACAGACAGCCTCCCTGCGTCACCGCCGCCCATGTTGTCGAGCGCGACAGGAACGCGACCGCGGAGGTCGGGGATGTTGAACGTCGTGCTGCCGTCGCCCACGCCGTACGTCGTGCCAACGACAGCAAACAGGTTGGCGAAGGTCGAGCGGCTGATCGCCTGGCCGAAGCAGAGCAGCCAGCCGCCAGGCGCACTCGAACCAGCGAACGCGATGAGCGAGCCAGTCGGCCCGCCGACGAGCCCGTCGACGTACGACTTGCGCGCCGCGTGGTCGGCTGAGGTCGGGTCGAGCGACGCAAGCGTGAGCCGCGACGTCATCGCCAACGAGCCATCCTTCTGGATGGCGTTGCTGTTGATGAAGGTGACGAGGTCGCCGAAGTTGGTGTTGACCTCAGCCGCCTGCGCGGTCGACGCGTTGGTGAACGTGTACGTGACTGATGCAGTCGCCATCTCTTACCTGATCCTCTTTGGCAGGAACTTCAGACCGATCTCGTTGATGCCCCACGTCTGCGACGTGGTGGGGCCCGTGATCTTGAGCTGAACCGCCCGAGCCGTACCGAGGCCGAGACCGCGCACGAGCTGCTGACGACCAACCGAAGACAAGCCCCACGGCTTCGAGCCCCACGTGTCGGAGCCCCAGACCATCCCCACCCCCGTAGGCTTTGGGTTGATCGTGAACGACCGAAGAATCGCGGAGGGGTCGAAGTCCTTGAGCACGTCGATGCGAAGCAACACGTTGATCTCGGCGTCGCAGAGGAACTCGGGCCGTCGCCAGCGCTTTCGTTGCATGGGCTCGGTCGGGTCGATCCAGCGCGTGTAGTAGTACGTCGGAATCTGCGTCGTGGCCGAGCCGTCGAACGTGTCGTTGATGCGAGCCTGATCGAGCTTGAGGACGCGGTTGCTGTAAAGCGAGCACGCCAGCGGTGTCGTCCCAGCGCCCAGCGGCTGCCAGGCCAGCATCGGGCCGAGCTTCAGGTCGTAGGCGATCCATGAGCCCAACTTGCTCAGGGCGGGGTTCCAGATGAAGGCGCGCGTGTTGTCGGTCGCCGACGCGCCGAACGGAACCGACACCCAGAGGCGTCGGTTCATCCACGCCATCGTGATCTTGGCCTGTGCGGTCGCGGGGATGCGGCCATCCCCGATCGCTGGCGCGATCTTCTCGAACAGCCAGCTGATCTTGCTGCCGTCGTAGCGCATGACGCCATCGGGCCAGCTGAAGAAGTACACGCTCGACTCCGAGGCACATACAGCTTCCTGCGAGATGGCGCCCACCTCGTTCGAGACGGTCACGACCGAGAACGTCTCGGGCGAGTAGCCCGTGATCGCGTGGCACGTGTTCTGCTTGAACACGAGCAGGCGGTCCTTGTACGGCACGAGCGCGACGATCTCGTCGCCGTCAACGCCCTTGTCGACGTCGATGAAGTCGAGAGTGCGCCAGTCTTCGGGCGTGTTCGGGTGCGACCAGCGCACGCGGTTCTTCTGCGTGCCGTCGACGGGCTCGACCGTGTTGGCGACCCATAGGTAGCCGCGGTGCGAGGCGATGCACTTCGCCTTCGGCAGGTCGCCGCCGTTCGGCGCTGCAAGGTTGTCGTTGAACGTCAGCGCACCGAGCGCCGTGGCTGCGGAGCCATCCCACTTGAACGGGACCTGCTCGGCGTTGCGCTGGATGTAGCAGAGGTTGTTGAAGGTGGCGGCGCGCATCTTGCTCCCCGCCGCCACCGTCAGGGCGTCGGGGTTGATCGTCGTGAACGCGCCGCCTGTCGAGTACGAGGCGTCGTCGCCGATCTGAACGAGGAACTGAGCCGAAGGGTGGAACGCCCAGATGTTGCGCGGCGCGCTACCGAGCGCTGAACTGCTCACGACGTCCACGCCCTTGCGCATACCGAAGCCGCCGCGCGGGTCGATGTCGACGTTCAGCATGTCGGGGCTCTCGCCCTCGCCGAGCTGGAACGCGTCCGCGTTGTAGTTCAGCCCGCCCGAGAAGTCCCTGACGGGGAGTAGCTGGACCTGCGGCGACTTGAACTTGCCGCCCGTGCTCGGAGAGCGCAGGGTCCGCTGCGTGCGACGCGAGACCATGCCTGCCTACCCGAAGAAGTCGGAGCGGTCGGTGAAGCGCGAGGGCATCCACTCGTTGATGCCTTCGCCGCCATTGAGGATCAGCGGGCCCGCGGTCGAGTCGTCGACGTATTCCTGTCGAATCTGAGCGAACGCGTTGTCGAAGCGCGCCAGCGTCTGCTCGGCGCCCGAAGGATCGTCCTGCTGGCCGTAGGCCAGCGACAGCGCGTACTGCGCGATCAGCGCGTGGAACTCCTCGGGGGCGTCGGGGTTGCCGCCGAGGGTGATCCAGTCGATCGGCTTGCGGTAGCCGTCAAGCGTGTAGGTGATGACGCCGCTCGGCCTCGGCCAGAGGTAGAGGTTCGCGTTGTGGAACGAGTACGCGTGAGGGCGGTTGGTCGTGTGGCTACGCGCGTAGCGACGCCGAGCGGACACGTGGGCGATCGGGCGCAGCGGCCCCCAGGTGGGGTCCGAGACCGCCACGAGATCAGACCAGGGCTGCGCTGCGGGAGCGCCCAGCGTGGCGAGCGGGTACTCCTGAATGGTGCCCTGACTGTCGAACGTGACCGTCTGCTCGTAGAACGACCAGCGGCGCTCGCTGCGGATCATGCGATCCCACGCCTGGCCGATGATGACGTCGAGAACGCCAGTCGGGAGGTCGTTCGAGTCGATGTCGAGGAAGGAGTAGACGTAGCTCCTGATGGCGCTCAGGTTCATCGCGGCCATCTGCTACTCCCCGTCGCTACGCGTCCTCGAATGGCCGACGCACAGGCCAGTCCGTGTGGCGAACGCCTGACACGGGATGCCGTCCCGCCGCGTACCCGAACAGAACTTCGAGTCCCGCGGGAGCGGGTCGACGTAGTCGAGCCCGCCCGCCAGCACGCTCACTTCGCCGCGTGCACTCAGGAGGGACCTGCCCGAGAGCGGCTCGCCCGCCGTGGGCGGGCGGGCGTCGTCGCTCATGCGGACGAGCGCGGGCCCGCGGTCGATGTCGGTGGGCACTTACAGGCCGATGACCCAGGCAGCGACCGTGGCACCTGTGGCACTAAGGCCGTTACCTAGCTCGGTGTTGGCTGCCGTGCGTACGATCATCTTCGGTGCGCTGATGTTCGAGCAGTCGAAGCTGACGCCGCGGTCGCCGATCTTCCGTGCCGTGTCGAGTTGTGCGTCGGTGGCTTCCACCAGCACGGCCTCGACACGGTCCAGGCCGACCGCCGCGGGCGAGAGCGTGTCTCCACCCGTGGCGTACGTGGCGCTTCCCGTGAGGATGAACCGTCGCACGCGCTTGCCCTCGACGTTGACGCCGAGGGCCGCTCTCGTCCAGTTGCCTGTCGGCGCTGAAGCGCCGACCGTGACTGCGCCCATCGGCTACGTGCGGTCGAGGACGAGGATGTCGAACAGCACCGCGGCGCCCGTGACGTTGCCGCCCTCGGAGCCGAACGTGAACTGCACGACGTTGGACGCCGTGACGAACGCGCCCTGGAGACGGGCGTTGGTCGGCAGAGCCGCCTTCGGCGCCACGAGCACGATGTCGCCTACGGCGACCGTGATACCCGTGACGGCCACGTCCACCTTGGCGATGTCGGGGTCCGTGATCGAGGGCACCGTGACCGACTGGCCGACGCTGGCGACGACGTCCTTGATCCCGCCGTTGATGAACAGGTCGTAGACGCGGTGCTGGACGCTCTTGCTGAGATCAGCAGGCATTGTGGTAGTTGTCTCCCTGGTCGATCAGGTCTTGGCCGTGAGGACGCCCTGCCGCTTGCCGTTGCTCGACGTCAGGTTGCCGTACGCGAGAATCTGCGCGTAGCGGGCGTCCTGGTCGGGCGGGCGGCGGAACTCCGTGTTCACGAACCACTTGTCGCGGTGACCGACGAGCTTGAGGTACTTCGAGTTGAGGAAGTACACGCGGCCCGCCGTGCAGTACGTGTCGTAGAACACGGGGGCGTCCTTGTAGAGCAGGTTCTGGAAGCCCGCGTCCGCGCTCTTGTTGTCGGTGTAGCGGAGGGACGGCGTGAGCGCCTGCTCGTACTTCTCGAACAGGGTCTGCGTGGTGATGATGTAGTCGGGGTGGTCGTTCCCCTTGGAGACGGTGTTGTACGCCGTCGCCATGATCGGGACCGTCAGCGCGGTGGCCGTGGTCTCCTTGTAGGACTGCCACCACGTGTCGACCGAGCGGTCGATGTTGCCGTAGTTCCCAACCGAGGGGTTCCCCGTGTCGACGGCAGCGGTGAGGCCCCACCAGTCCTTGCCTGCGTTCCCCGAGCCGTCCGCGAAGAACATCACGTCCATCTGCTCGGCGATGGTCTCCTCGGCCTGCATGATCTTGGCTTCGAGCAGGTCGATGACCTCCTCGTCGCCGTTGTTCTGCGCCTCCTCCAGGCCCGAGATCGCGATGGACGCAGCAAACTGCTTCCACGGGTACTCGGCGGAGGTGATGCCCTCCTGCGGCGTGGTGTCGAGGGTGTCGTAACCCGCGTACGAGCCCGCCGTGGAGTTGAGGGCGTAGATCAGCGGGACGACGATC